GGGTGGCTTCATGTGGTCACCCAATCTGAGCCGCAAGCTCAGAACGGCTTTACAGCCAATGGTCCGCTTTCGTCAGTTCTGTGATGCCCGCGAGGCATTCGGAAAAGGCAAAGGCGACCTGTTCAACTGGAACATTTATTCAGACGTTGCTGACCAGGGTGGAACCCTGAACGAAACTGATGTAATGCCTGAGTCGAATTTCACAATCACGCAGTCGAGTTTGACGGTGACGGAATTCGGTAACAGTGTTCCATACACGAAGAAACTGGACGATCTGAGTGAGCATCCGGTAACGGAAATCATTCACAAAGTCCTGAAGAACGACGCCCGGAAGGCGCTCGATTCAGCTGCAAATGCGCAGTTCGAGTTGACGCCAATTCGCGCAGTAAGCACTTCGGCTACGGCCATCACGTTCACGACCAACGGTGTTCCCTCGGGAGTACCAACGGACGCGTTCAACGATGACCACAGCAAGATCATCGCCGATGAGCTGACTGAGCGGGATATTCCAACATTCGACGGTAACAACTATATGGCTATCGCTCGACCGACTACCCTTCGCCCGTTGAAGGATGCGCTCGAAGCTATCCATCAGTTCGTTACTGAAGGTTGGCATGTCATTATGAACGGCGAAAAGGGTCGCCACGAAGGCATTAGGTATGTCGAGCAGACGAATATTGCATCGGAAGGTTGGGCTTTATCCGATGGCATTTTCTTCTTCGGCTCCGATACTGTCGTCGAGGCGTTTTCGATTCAAGAGGAAATTCGAGGCAAGATCCCCACCGACTACGGTCGTTCTCGGGGTGTTGCTTGGTACGCACTCTTGGGTTACGGGATCGTCCACACTGATGAACAGCAAGCTCGTATCATCAAGTGGGACTCAACTGAATAGGGAGGTAAAACCATGTCACAGAATCAAAATTTTTATGGCGACGCGGATAGCCGAACTTATCGGTTTCCCGCTGTAACTGTGTCAGCAGCAGCAGTCATTGGTCGCATTGCAGGGCCAGCCGGTAAAAAAGGCCGGGTTCGAGGAATCGAATTCATGGTCACAACCGGTGTGACAGTTGCGGCAGCATTGATAACTGTCGGCGTCAACGGAGCTGTGCTTCCGGCGTCGATCTCCATCCCCGTAACAGCAGTTAATCTCGGCGGCGGTCAGTCCGCAGCTGAAATTAAGGCTGCCGGCGCGGATCAGCCGCAGGATGGAACAACAGGAGTCAATGACGTCGAGCTGACGGCAGACACCACGATTGAAGTCGCGAGTGACGGTGGTTCGACAGCCGGCGCAGTGGATTTGATCGTTAAAGTCGACTGGTTCTGACCGGGAGGTAAGATGCTATGAAACATGGATATAGTCACGGCACAGGGAGTGGAAGCGGCTCGGCATCAATGGGCGGCTTCAAGGGCGAGTACATGGCGCCCGCGCACAAAGCATCAACGGTTCGAGGCTCGTTTATGAGTGATGATTCCGTTGGAGTTCGTGATGGCTTGGGAGCCAGAGCGGATTTCGATAGCGAATACATCTTCGATTTCGAGATCAACAACCAGGTGTCTAACTCGGGTAATCCCCGGCAAGCGATTGTCGGTCCGCGTGGCACTAAGTCGATGCAGGAAAAGGGTCACACGTTCACGATGTGCTGATCACGGCGGTCCGGGGCTTCGGCCCCGGATCTCTTTAACCGGAGAAACGAAATGCCAAAGTATAGATTGCCCGTTCCGAAAATGAGCGAGTACACGAATGACAATCTGATCATCGGCCCGAACATGGTCGATGAAGACAACGAGGATTCGAATGTCGAAGCTGAATTCAGTGCGATGGCCTGCATCGAAGAAGGATGCTCTGGCCTGAAATCAATCGACACGTTGTTCGAGAACTTTAGCCAGGACATTGTTGATGTGCCGCGAAGCACTATCCCTGAACTTGCCGTAGGGCGATCAGGTGTGCCGAATCACGAAGGCACGGATAATCCCGGGCCGATTCCCACCGATCTCGAAAACTATCCGCACAGGAGATATTGAAAATGGCGAAGAAGAAAAAGGTAAAGGCGAAAAATGTCTCGCACACGCAAGGTGAAGAAAACGTCACAAAGGAAGTCAGCGTCAGTGTGACTGAATCAGATCCGTTGCCGACACCGAAACCAGCCATTCAAGCGGAACCTTTAATGAAGACCGTGGGGAAAGGCGGGTTTGTCGAAACTCTCACTAAGACTGAGTACGACAAAAAGTATGGCAAGAAGAAAAAGAAAAGCTAAACCGGTAGCGGATCCACTCGTTCGTGTTCGCGGAGGACCGCGAGGGCGAGGGTTTCGTATGATTAAACTTTCTGATTGGAAGAAAGAAAAAGCACAAGGCAGAGGAAGACAACGATGAAAGTATTCGATCCCGACAGCGATTACCAAAAAAGTCGTGACATAGAAGGAAATGTTCGCTTCATGCAGGATGGTCATGTGTTTTCAGCAGGCTATAGATACCTCGGCAAGCTCCCAAAACCTGCGGCCAGCAAACCGGGGCGCGAGAAGGAACAAACGCCGCTGCAGAAAAGCGCGAAGGATCGCGCCAGCGAGAAATTGAAAGGATTTAAGGAACCGGAAATGCCAGATGAAGTGAAGGATGCTCTGCAGGAAAACAAAGCGGCATTGGACGCGGAGGATCACGCTGAATGAGTACCTATCTGGAACTGACACAACAGCTGCACCGGGACGTAGGTGCGGCTGGTGTCGAACCACAAGGCGTGACCGGCCTATCCGGAGAGGCCGAACGGCTCGCCGGATGGGTTAAGGAAGCTGACAACTATGTGCAGTTGAAATGGGTGAACTGGAAATATCTCTATCAGCAGTACAGCACTCCGACTGTCGCAAGTCAGCCGACTTTGACCAAACCCGCAAACCTGAAATATTGGGACTTCAAAACATTCAGGATCATCGAGCCGGGTGATATCACCAAGAACGTGCTGGAAGCGGTTGAGTACGACAGCATTAAGGAAGAAATTTTGACGCCGATAGCGGATATTGATATCCCAAGTCGCGCCATCGTTTTGAACAACAACAATCTGCAATTCGATCCAGTACCGGACGACGCATACACCATCGAAGCAGACTATTACGACAAGCCCACCTTGTTGGCGGCGAACGCAGATGAATCCCTCATCCCCGAGGAATATCATCAAGTGATAATTGGTCGGGCTATGATTCTCTATGCAAATTTCGAAAATGCTCCTGAGATAAAAGATCAGGGCGAAGAAATTTACATCGAGCAGCTGGCCCTTTTAGAAAACGATCAGCTGCCGAATCTGCAACATTCACGATTCAATACGGGAGCTAGGATCGAAGTAATCGCGCAGTGATGGGATAGCGATGCCTGATCTGATTTACCCACGACAGGGCAGAGTACGCTCTCGAAGGAATACTACGAAGACGCAGTATTATCCTTTGGAGGGTGGCCTCGATCTCGTCACGCCGGCACTCGCCATCGCTCCTGGTCGTGCGCTCGCGATGGTTAATTTCGAACCGTGGTATCAGGGCGGCTACCGTCGCATTCCGGGCTACGAACGATTCGACGGACGCCCGAAACCTTCTGACGCGTCATTCATCGGTTTTGAAGTAGACGATGTTAGTGGCCTCACGCTGCGTGATGTGATCACTGGCGACACTTCTGGCGCTACCGGGACTCTGATCGGCATTTACGACGATGCAGGCGTTACGCCTTCGTTCGGAGCTGACACCATCGGTGTGACAGAGGTCGTCGGCACGTTTCAAGATGCCGAAACCTGTAACGGCGGGGCCTTCCTTATCGAATCAAATCCGGTTGAACGATTCGCGTCTACGGTTTTCATTGAAGAAGATTTTCTGCTCGAAGCCGAACTGGTACGCCGGGAAGACATTCAGGTTGTGCCAGGAGCGAATCAAACGAATGCGGTATGGCAGCGTTTAGCTGATGTGCTTGCGATTCGCGATAATGTCGGCGTGACTGAGGGGATCTTGCATACCGCCAGCGTGGCCGGCTGGACGGTTGCCGGCATCACGATGGCCGACACGATCCGCTTCGATGCAGCCTTAAATGATGGTCAATTTGTCGCTGAAGGCGATACTCTGACCGGAGCCGCAAGTGGAGCAACCGCGACCATTCACCGGATAGTTCTGAATGGAGGTTCGAACGCGTATGACGGATCGGGCGAGGGATATTACGTCCTAACGGGAATTGCGGGCGGGCCATTTCAGAATAACGAGTCATTGGAATCTCCGGCCGCAACTGCGGTTGCGACTGCTGACGGTGTGAATTCGACATTTGCTTTCTCTACTGGCGGCATTTATCAATTCGTCAATCACAATTTCTTTGGTGGTTCAGGAACGTATCGAGTTTACGGATGCAACGGCATAGATCCGGGGTTCGAAATTGATGAAAATCTTATCGTATCTCCGATCCTGATGCCGACCGACCCGGCGACGGGATCCCCACCGGTCAACAATAAACCGTTCTTGGTTGAGGAACATAGAAATCACCTGTTCTTTGCATTCGAAGGTGGATCTGTACAGCATTCGGTTGTAGGTGAACCGCTGGTATTCAGCGGCTTTCTCGGAGCAGCTGAGTTCGGCATGGGCGACGAGCTGACGAGCATGAACAGCGTCGTCGGCAACGTGTTGGTAATCTCATCCACGCGTGAGACTCGCGGCCTGTTCGGCACAACTGTCGCAGATTGGCAATTAAGGATCGTGGCAGAGCAATCCGGATCGCTCCTGTTCGGATCGCAGAAGATCGACACGGTTTACTCGCTCGATGATCTCGGCATTACCAGTATCGCTCGAACTGAGCAGTTTGGTGACTTCATAGCATCCACGGTATCGCAACAAATTCAACCGTTGGTCATTGCAAGTCGGGACCGATTTACCGATTCGTCTATCGTGCGCGAGTCGAACCAGTTCCGAATGTATTTTACTGACGGTAGTTTCCTGATCATGTATGTCCCGGCCGGCACACAAGTGGAAACACAGGTTCGCAGGCGAACCACGAAATCTCCGGCAGAATTTGGTTTCGGATCGTACCCGCAACCCGTCGCAATGATCTACAACACTGACGACGAAACAGGTAAAGAGCGTACCTATTTCGTCACCAGTGATCAGGCCAATGAGGGATTTGTTTACGAAGATCAGATCGGCAAGAACTTCGATGGCGAGGAAATTGCGTCTTACGTTCGCACGGCATTCAATCAGGTCGGTTCGCCTTCGTACCGGAAGTATTTCCGTCGAGCGGATCTCGAACTAAACGCCCCATTCACTTTGTCACTTCAATTCGCGAGCGATCTATCGTACAGC